AACAGCTGCAATTCTAGTAACATAGATTCTTGTCCAATAATCTTTATTGGCGTCTTCTACTTCAAATGTATTTGTTGTTTGCCCATTTGTAGAAATTGAATACGTGCCCGCCTTATTTCTTACATATGCTGACACAACTATGTCTTCTCCACCGACAGCTGCGTTTGGAAGAGTAACTATTGTAGATATAGATCCTCCACCAGCTTTACTTACTTTTCCTTGTTTAGCTCCATATAAAGCTGGGGATATTTCACTTACAGATGTAAAAGTAGTTCCTGACCCAGCAGTCCAATCTGTAGTGTCTTCTAAAGAGGGATTAGATATAAAATTAATTACGTTTTTAATTTCCCAATGGCAGTCTGCAGGCACATAAAAAGTAGAAGTATTTGGGTTTGTTGGGGTAGGAGCTCCGCTTCCTTGAAAAAATGAATCAAGTGCGGGAATTTGTTGTAGTAAAGCCGCATCAAAATAAAACACATCATTAGCTGTTGCAGCTTCTGTATATACAGATACTTTTGCTAAGGGTATTCCTGAGTCTGTAGTTTGTACTGGCGCTACTGATGTAACTGATAGTCTTTGGGCAGTAGAAGTAAGGGTTATTGCAGAAGAATCAACATAGTAAGGGGCTATAGGATAGTACTTACCATCTACATCACTAAGGATCGTAACTTGATCATAATCTGACTGTTGTGAGGAGTACTCAATTCTTGCTTTTACTGCGCGAGTAGCTCCACTAGCATAAATACTAAATGTGTAGTTTGCTCCAGGAACAACAGGTACCCAATCAGAAACAAAAGCCGCTGTTCCAGTAGAAGTAGCTTTTACTTTTGCTACTGCAGAGCCAAAAATTTTTGATGCGGATGGTGGGTTAAAGTCTTGAGATACTGTAGCGTTCAGTGTTAACCAGTTAGCGGTGCTATTGTCAAATCCAGGGTTAGGAAGAAGATTTTCTTTTTCCCCAGAAATTGTTACTATAACTTTTCTAGCGTCTTGATATTCAAGGCTGTACTCAGTTTCAGCAACTTGAAACATATCAAATAAAAGATCAGTGCTAACGGGAACTCCCTGTAAAAGTATTTCTACACCGGCGTATACTGCATTTTCTGGTGGAAGTGCGTTTGAAGGGGTTTCACAAGAAAAATAAGACCAAGAGTTAGTTATTTCGTTAACTGCTCCCGTAAGAGAAGTTACACTAATTCTAACCCCATCTTTATCAAAATAAACAAACTGTCCTAATAGGTTTGGGTATGTAGCAGTCGTAGATGTTCTTGCAGCTTTAGACCTAACCCAACCAGTAAATGTATATTTTTTTCCAGGCTTAATAGGTATTCCATAGGATTTTGCGGATATAGCAGTGTTTCCTCCAACTAAAGCAATTGCTTGTTGTGTAGACGTTCCTGTAGAACCTCTGCTTAACTTCATAAATCCAACAGATCTTAAAGGAAAAATATTGTCATAAAAATTTCCAGTAGGTGGGGTTATTGCTACCCCTATATCTGCTAAAGATGTGGAGTATTTTTGATGGGTTAATGCCCACCCAACGTGAAAAGTTGAGGAGTTATACCCGGATACAGTAAACGGCGCAATAACATTTGTCCAACGACCAATAGATTCTTCAAAAGAAGAGTCGTTGTAGTCTAACATTAAGTTGTGACCAATTCTTACGTCTGTATCCCAATGAGTTAAGGCTGTTGTGTAAGCTGATACCCCTTTAGAAGTTCCCTTAGTAGCATTAATTATATTTCCGGATTTGTAAAGAGATCTGTGATAGGTATCTCCCAGAGTAGGCTCATATGCAAACCCTAAATCTTGAATTTTATTACGCAATAGGGCGGTTGATACCTTTTTAAAATCTGAGCTTTTTTCTAAAATTTGTGCTTCGGCACGAAGTCGATCGTAGGCAAAAGAGTAAGCAGTTAGGCTTTTGTATAGTTCATTATTTGACTCTGCTTCGCCAACTAAGTCACCTTCACCGTAAATATTGTTAAGCCATACTCTAGGTATCCACTTACTTACTTTATTTATAGTATCTGTATTAACTACAGCTAAAGCTTTTGTGTGTCCACAGCTTATCCACTTAACTCCGTTAAATACCCAAAATGAGTACGTAACTTCAGAGTTTTGTTCTAAAGTTTGAACATCTATTTTAGATAGACGATAAGAGCCTATTACATCTTCATCTACAGAAATTCCGTCATATGGACTTAAAGGCGCACCAGAGAAAGATTTAATTACTTTCCAGTGTGTTGGAAGGGGGTCCGCAGGGTCGGTAATTACCGATCCCCAAGTTAATGATATAACTTGATAATCATACGACCAGGCAGTAAGGCCAACGTTGTAAAAAACACGGTTGTTCTCTACTTCACCGTATTTAGGAGACCCATATTGCGTAAACGAATATTTAGCCATTTATTTAACTACATCCCAGCTAGTAGGAAAGGATCAAATCTAACTGCCTCTGCTTGCTCAAGAGCTGATGTGGCTGTAGTATTTAGGGCTGAGTATTCTGAGCTTCCTACATATAACACGTTTGCGGTTCCAACTTTAGGGATTCCCACGCTATTTAAATTAAAACCTAGGTCATTATTAGATGCTCGGCCTTCAAATAAATTAGCAGTTCCTGCAGTAGTTTTTACAACTAAAGCTACGGTTCCTGAAGGAGGTTGAATAGCGTCACCAACTTTTTTTACATAAACGCTTGCCGTACCTGTTCCACCAAATAAACCTGCTTCAATGTTGTTTAAACGCTCATCTATAGAGGTCCAGGTTGTAGTAGCAGAGGTAAATGTGCCCCCAAAAGAAGACGTAAGGATATTAGTACTTGGATTTCCGCTAAGAGATATTGCCATAGCTCTAACTTCATCTTGAAGTGCGTTTATGTGGTCCGCAAGGACAGTATCAACTAGGTCAACCTTGTTTGTAAAGGTTCTAATACCTGTGGGAAATTGGGCTACCATTTTACCTACCTATCCTTAGAGCAATCCGCCGGTTGGCGTAATTATTAATGCTGCTGGCAACAAATACGGTATTTGATTTGCTGCAAGAGTTATTGTAGCTACACCAGAGCCATTATCTGTGTTTAACTTAGTTAAGGTTATTGATTCTACGCCGTTAATTCCAGCTGCTTTTGATATAACAGAGGACAAAGCAATAGTTCTTCCAAAAATATTAGACTCATAAGAAAATAAACCACCGGAGTTTAAAAAAGCTTTAGCAATGTCTAATTTTACCGTGTTTTGTTTAAAAGCAGCCCCAACAGTTACGTTCATAGATACGTATACCGGGACATATGTAGGCTGAACAATAGTTAATGTAGTTCCTACGGGTATTTTATCAGATAAGTATTCTTGAACATTGCTTTGAAGAGCAGTCCAAGTAGAAGTTGGAGATCCGCCCGCAATTCCTGGAGTATTAGTCCCATCATTTTGAGTCTGTATGTACAAGGTTACCGAACTGTAAATAGACGATATTGCTTTAGCTCTACCAATTTGTGGAGTTTGATTTGCTAAAAACTCATAGTCTTCTAGGGTTACTGCACGTCTACGAGCAGAGATTGCTGATTTAATTTTTGTACGAAGTTGGTCTGTAGTGTCAGCATCTGCGCCGCCAATAGCTGCGGCATCGTTTGTTACGTCCAGATAAGAGATTGATTCAGGATCTATATTTCCGGGAATAAAAGTAACTTCGGTGATAGCGCTAGATATAACATTTCCTGAAATACCAAGGCTTGTTTTATACGTAGCGCTTATAAGTTGTCCGGTAGGAGGAACTGCGCCATTAACCCCATCCCCAAATATAATTGTTAAACTTCCGTCTTCATTTTGAGCGGTTGTAAATATTAGGGCTGTTGGGCCATACTCAGAAAGAGTGTCAACATAGGACCATCCAGCAAATGCAGCACCTTGTCCTACATATACAATAAGTGAATCATCTACAAGACCAAAGTCAGAAATTGTTATTTCTTGGCTTGGCTCGCCCGTAGATGACCCAAGACTTGATGGTAGTGGCTTGTTATTTAACGGGTCAATTAAATCTGGTCGG